CTCCACCCCACGAGCGCCCACCCGATCCCCGTGGCCAGCCCGTGGGCGTCGGCCACCACCGCCCCGAACGCGGCCAGCCCGAGCGCCAGCACGCCCACCGCCCACGCCACCCACGCCCACCGCCTAGCCATCACCGCTCCACCACGATGGTGTGGACACACTCCCCCGTGTCCCCGTCGTACACGTACACCCTGGCTTCCCCGTAGCGCTCGGCCAACTCCAGCGCTCGGCCAGCATCCGCCACCGCCCGGTCCACTTCCGCCCCGTCGTCCGCCGAGCCAAGCCCGTGTTCGTCCCACACCCGGCCGCCCGCCGTCACCCGGAACCACCACCCGCCCGGTACTCGGCCGGGATCCATCCGCTCCCATCTCGGGCTAGCCATCGGGCCCCCGTTGCCCTTCCTCCATGTGGCCGATCCACTCCCGGCGCGGGGCGTACGGCGGGGGATCCGGGTGGGTGAGCGTGAGCCCCGGTGTCATGGCGTCCAGCCCTTCCCGTACCAACCGGGCCACCAACCACGGGAGCGCCACGCCCCGCTCTTCGGCGGCGGCCCGAGCCCGAGCGGCCAGGTCCGGCGGGAGTCTCACCGTGGCCGTGTCCCGGCGGCGGATCACCACGGGGACACCGGCGGATCCGGCGGGGATCCGGTGCCATCCCCCCGGTGTTGGTTGCACGAGCGACACGCGGCCCGGAGGTTGGCGTCCACGTCCTCACCCCCGAAGCGGCGGGGGACGATGTGATCCACGTGGGTGGCCAGCCCTTCACACCCCGTCCACTGGAGTTGGCACACGTGGCCATCACGGGCCAGCACCCGGCGCCGGGTCCGCACCCACTCCCCCGACCACCGGAGATTGGCGGCGGCCTGGCCGCTTCGGGTTGGGCGGCTAGCCACGGCGGTGGCTCGGCTTGTGGTCCGGGTGTTCCCATAGCTCGTGGCAGTCCGCGCACACCGTCCGGCCGTGGGCGTCCACCGCGGCGGATGGAGTCCACACGTGGGGCCCGAGCCCGTCCCCCTCTTCACTAGCCGCCTTTCGCTGGCGCTTCCCCGGCCGTGAGCGAGTCACCGCCCGCTCCCCGTGAAGAGCGGGAGTTGGGCGGACTCCGACACCAACCGGATGGTGACGGTGGCGCCCTTGTCCGGGGTGAGCTTCCACGTGATGGCGGCCATCTCCAGTCCGAGCGGGGCGGCCAGCTTGGCTATGGCGTCCGCGAAAGCGGCGGGTGTGGCGATGTCGGTTGGCATGAGTGGCCACCTCTCCCGGTGAAGCGTTCCAAGCGTACGGCCGAGCCGCGCGCGTGAGTAAAGAGAGAGCTATGTACTACGTACAAGCTCTCTTAAAGCTAAGGGGGTCATCCGTGTCCCCCTATTGAGCGTGGATAGGGGGTCATCCGTGTCCCCCTATCGCTCCCGCGTGTCCCCCTATTCGATAGGGGGTCATCCGTGTCCCCCTATTCAAGATCCATCCGCCGTTGCTCGGGGCGTCCGAAGCTCGGACATCGGGGCGGCCGGTGGGTGGGCGGGGACTCCCCACAGATCGGACACGAGGGCTCCGGGCGGGCGGCTTCGGCTTCCGCTCGGGCCCGGCGCCACTCGTCCACCTCGTCCGGGGTGCGGATCACGTACACGGCCGGACCACGGCCACGTGAGCCCCCGCCGTGTGGCTCCAAGATCCCGGCGGCCACGAGGGCGGCTCGGTGGCGCTTCACCGTCCGCCAATTCTGGCCGGTGTCACCCACCAAGCGCCCTTGGGTGGCCCACAACCGGCGGCGGCCGCGGGTGATGGTGAGGATCACCCGAAGCGTGTTCCGCACCGGCGGCGGACATCGGAGGTATAGCTCGGCTTGTTGGGGGTGGGTGAGTCGATCCTCCACCCCGAGCGGGACGATCTTGGCGGACCGGAGCGGTAGCCGGTTCTCGTCACCCTCATGGGGTATGTTGAGCGCATCCACGGGCGCTTCCTCCAATCGGAAGTGTCTACGCCCGCTCTCCAGGCACGGGGAGCGGGCGCCCTTTTGTATAGCGGGCTTACGGCCGGGAGTAGCGGATCCGCTCTCGCTCCCGGCGGGCCAGGGCGGCGGCGGTCACCGTCCCGGCGCGGTGGGCGCGGTGGGCGGCCAGCCGATAGGACACCCACCACCGAAGCCGGTTGATCACGGGCCCACCTCCACGCGCGTGGCGCTTAGTCAGAGGCTTTCTACACCCCCGGCGGCCGCTCCGCCACCGCTTGCTTATGTTCACGAAAGGATCCGCTCAATCTCGGCGCGATCGGACGGCCGCCACACGTAGCTCTCCGCCCCGCACGCGGCGAAGTCGTCCAGCCACGCCCATTGGGCGATGGTCACCCGGCCGTCCTCCGTCTTGCACTCGGCCACCACAAGCCGGGGCGGGCGGGCTAGCACGAGATCGGGGAAGCCGGGGTCCGAGCCCTTGGAGTTGAGGGTGTGGTACCGGCGCCACGGCGGCCGGGCCGCTCGGGTGGCGTAGTCGGTCACCCACCCGAGCCAATGCTCTTCGTCCTCGTGGAGCTTGGAGCGGGGGAGCGGGCTCACGCGGCCGCCACCTCCGCCAGTAGGTGGGCCCCGATCCACTCGGTGTAGGCGGGCGGGATGGCTTGGGATAGCTCCCGGCGGGACATCCAATCGATCCCCATAGCCACACGGGCCCCGGCCAAGTTCTCTTTATGGGAGCGGCCGCCCTTGCCATCGGTGCGGACGGTGTAGCTCGGGCCCCCGCCCCCGGTGACATCCACCGGGCGTGGCTGGAGATCGTGGCGACACCCCGGCGCCAGCATGAGGGCGGACGCCCCGAAGCGGCGGTGACGGCGGACACCGAGCCCGAAGCTTGATCCGCACAAGGTGAACCACCACCCGGACATCACCACATCCGGGCCCACCACATTCTCCACCACCCACGGGAGCCCGGACTCTTGGAGCTTGGCCACGGTGGCGGCCAGCATCCACCCGGTCCCGTGATCCTGGCCGCCCCGGTTCCACTTGGCGATGGCGGCCAAGTCGGTGTGATCCTGGCAGGGCGGGGACGCGTGGGCGGCTTGGTAGCCGGTGAGATCGAAGCCGAGCGCGTCCGCCTGGACGAAGGGGAAGGGGTAGCGGCGCTGGCGCTTGATGTCCACGCCCACCACATCGAAGCCCGCCCGGTGGTAGCCCCACGCCGCGCCCCCGGCGCCACAGTAGAGATCCACCATCTTGGGGCGGGCGGTCACGAGCCCACCTCCAACGCGAGTTGTCCGGCCGCGATCACGGCGGCCAGGGTGTCCCGACACTCTCGGATCCATTCCTCCGGGCTCCGATCGGGGTAGATCGGCGCCGGCGCCACCAACTCGGGGAAGAGCGAGAGTTGGACACCGATGGGCTCCCCGCCGGTGAAGAGCGCGAGTTGGCCGCGCTCGGGCTCGGGCTCCACGGCGTAGCTCACGGCGGACATCTACCCGGCCGCCGAGCGGGGGCGACGGTGGGGCGGGCTAGCCCGCCTTGGGCTTTCCATAGCGCATATAGGCGGCTTGGCCCGTGGTCCCGAGCGCTTCCCCGATGCTCTTCCACGAGTAGCCATCCGCCCGGAGCCCTTCGATCCCGTCACGGATGGCCGCCTCCAGCCCGTCACGGATCCCCACAAGCTCCACGAGATCGGCGGCATCGGCGTGTCTCATCTTCCGTCCGGCGGCCGCGACCATACGGCCGAGCATATCCACGAAGCCGTGAATATCCGTGTACGTGGCGCCTTGCTCCCGGTCCCGCGGCGGGACATAGGGCTCGGTGGGCTCGGGGGAGTTGTGGGTGGGATAGCGGCGCCGGGTGGTCACCTTCACCGCCCGCCCGCACGAGCAAGCCACCATCTCCCCCGGCTTGGCGCCGGTGGTCCGCTCCCCCGAGCTTGGACACCGGCCGCCGTTTCTAGCCACGGAGTACCCGCCGGATCCGCTCCATCTCGGCCACGCAACCGGGACACGCCCCGCACGCGTCCCCGGCGTCGGACCGGTTGGAGCAAAACGGGTTGGGCTCGGCGGCCCGGCCGCCCGCTTCGGGCCCGCTCATCGGTACTCCCAATCACCCGGCGCGATCACGGCCAGGGTGTCCAGCACCCCGTCCCGTATCCCTTCGGGCTCTTCGGTCCCCCGGCGCCAACTCCACTCCGTCCAGCCCGAGCGGGAGTGAGTCTCAAGCTCGGTGATGGATCCGTGGCCGAGCATCCCGAGCAACGCCCGCCGGACGGTGGCCAACGCTTGCACCCCGCGAGCGTTGAGGTTGGGCCCGTGGAACACGGTCACGCGGGTGACGGGCTCGGGGATCGTGGTGGTGTCGGTCATGGCTCCAGAATAGCCGAAGGGTGTAAGCAACGCTTACACCCTTTTGGCTTGTGGCTATGTGGACGGTCTACCGATCCGCCTCCCGCTCGGCCACCTCCGCCCGCACGTAGCGGAGCGACAGGAGAAACACTCGGAGCGCGTCGGTCGGATCGTCGGACGCCCACTCCGATCCGTCCAGCCCGACACACGGGACGCCCACGATTCCGGGCTCGGCGTCGGCCGTGTAGGTGACTTGGAAGCGGGGCCCCTCTCTCGTCCCCCACCCGGACTCTTCGGGGTCGGGGTGATCACACCACACCCGGACGGTGTGGGCGTACTCGTCCCCGTTCTCGGCCACGTGGAGCCCGAAGCTCGGGCACACGTCGTTATGCCAGGACATATCTTCGATCCCCTCCGCCTTGGCGATGACATCGGGGGCGGCCCACTCTTCCCCAAACTCGGCCACCCACGAGGGTACGGCGGGCCACGTCACGAGCGGACTTCCGAGATGTCGGCGCCGGGGAAGTCCCCGAGCCAAAAGCGGGCGTACTCGGGAAGCTCGGCGGGGGTGACGTGATCCTCCGCCACCTCGTCCACGCCATCGGCGTCCAGGTACACCACCATGAACCCACGGCCGGGGGGCCCGCCGTTCCCGGCCACCGCCCCGCCAAGGTGGGCGGCTTCGTCCTCTTGGGCTTCCTCCGGGCAATCACACGTGGACACGAAGATCTCCACCACGTGGCCGGTGGCCAGGGCGTTGGGCGTCCCGTCCGCCGTCACGGATATGTATGAAATATCTAGATCGTCGGGGTAGTCGGGGGCGTCGGCGGTGACTTGGCGCTCCAGGGTGGGCTTCCACCCGGCGGCCACGAGGGCGGCCATCGCTTCGGTGAGGGTGTTGGTCACGGGCACACCACCTCCCCGCCATCGTGGGCCCACCCTTCGGGCGTCCGGTGGATCCGCTTCCCACAGTGATGACAAACGGCCGTCCCCGACGCGGCCCCTATGGTGTCGGGCTCGGGCTCGGCTATGTCGGCGGCCAGCGCTTCGGCCACGAAGTCCCGCATGGCGTGGACGATCTCTTCCAAGCTCATCCCCCACGCCCGCCGGATGTTGGTGGACGAGCGATCAAAGGCGGCTTGCTCGTCCTCGTCCCATAGTTGGCACACGTCATCAAGGGCGGTGGCCGCTTCCAAGAGCTTGTCCGCCACCTCATCACTCATCGGTTTCATACTCATTCCAACAGTGTAAGCCGGGCTTACATTCCGATCAAGGCTACCGATCCCGTGGCCGCCGTCCGAACACGGCCCACACGAGGGCGGACACCGTGGCGGCCAGCGTTCCGAGCCCCACCCCGAGCAAGAGCCATTCCGCCGCGGTGAGACTCATCCCCAAGCGGCCGCCCACGTGGCCGGGCCGATAAGCCCATCTTCGTCAAGCTCGGCCGTGGACTGGAGCGAGTAGGCGGCCCCCTCCGTTTCGGGCCCGTAAAAGCCGTCCTCCCCTATCCCGATCTGCGCTTGCCACTGGCGGAGCCCGTCCGCCCCGTTGGGCCCGCCGTGGGGCGGGTAGTAGCCGGACACGGACTCGGTGGGCCCATCGGCGGGCCCGTAGTAGTACCCGGACGGTAGGGGGAAGGGCGGGGCGGCCCCGGCGCTCGGGGGGGACGATTGCGCCGGCGGGGCGCCCCCGAGTACACGGGACCACGGGAAGGATGGGCCCGGATCGGTGTGGCCGCCCCCCCACGAGCCCAAGTCCCCGTGGCCGCACACGCCCCGGCCGTCCCCTTGGGCGTCGGCGGGGGAGAGCTTGGTGATCGGGAGCCCGTAGCGGGCGGCTTCCTCCGCGATCCACGCCGCGCAATTCGAGAGCATGGCCGGGTGGGCGTCCCACTCGGCGGCCGTCCACGCCGCGAACGCGCATAGCTCTATGGCCACGGCCACCGGGTTGGCGTTGCCTTGGGTCCAAGCCTTGTTGGCAGGCTTGACGTACTCCCCCACCGTGTTGGGCTTGTCGTCGGCGCCGGTGTGGGATGACACGCCCGAGCTTGAGCTAGCGAAGAATGAGCCCAAGCTTTCGATGGTCCGTGATCCCTCCGCGGTGTGGACGACGATCAAGCGGACACCGGCGCCCCCGCGGCTTGAGTAGTTGGGCGACGGGATCCACACCCGGTTGAGCGCCACCTACTCGTCCGGTGTGGTTTCGGGGTGGGCGGGCTCGGCGTCGGGCTCGGGGGTGGGCTCGGGCTCGGTGGGCTCGGGCTCGGTGGGGGTGTCGGTCATATCGGGCTCCCATCTTCGGTGAAGTACAACGCGGCCACGTTGGGCCAATTGGCTTGGGTGAGACTCAATAGGTCGGCGTCGGTGACCAACGATTGGTCTATCCCCTCCGGTGTGGTCACCTTGTCCGCGATCCCCGGCCCGGCGGCGGCCAGCCGGTTGAAGCACGGCCAAAGCTCCCCCTCGTCGCGGAGGATCCCTTCGGCCACCGCCACGTAGGCGGGGCGTTGATCATTCTTGAATGTCTCCGCTTGCTGGACGGCCACCGAGCGGGTCCGCCCTTGGAAGGTGGGGTCTTGCTCCAATAGGGCTTGGGCGTGGTAGCTCATGGATCCTCCCTTTAGCCGATCCGCTCAATCTGTATCCCGCCATAGCCGCCAAAGGTGTTCACGGCCGCGCTCGGGTGTCCGTTGTAAAGCTGCACCCCCACCGTGTCCCCGGCTTGCAAGCTGGCCATTTTCACCGAAGGTGGCATCATTATGTTTCCGGTCGCGGCGCTTAGCCATACGTGGGTCATCCCGGCGCTAGCACCGGCCCGGCTTGACGATTGCTGTTGTTGCATTAGGCCGGTGGTGCTACCGGGAAGCCCCCATATACACGAAGCCACCACGAGGTAGCGGCCAGCGATGGGGACTCGGAAAGCGCCCCCGGCCACGGTGATCCCGCCCACGTCCTCGCTCGGCGCGGCCCACGCGGTGACGGTAGTCCACGCGGCGCGGGGCATTGATTGGGCGGGGGATTGCGTGGCCGAGTAGCGGACGGGGGCAAACGATGCGCCCACGGCCAGATTGCCGGGGCGGGTGTCGGTGATGTCGGCGGCGGCCACGGCGGCGGCGCCCCCGTTGATCATCACTTGGGCCAGCGCGGCCGCGCCGGGGGGGACGGCCGGGGGCGTGGGGGTGGCGGCTTCGGCCCCGGCCACGAAGGTGATCACGAAGTCATCCACCGTCCCGCCGTCAATATCCTGGCCGTGGGATTGGCACACGATGAGATCTATCCGGTTGGTCCCGCTCGGCGGGGACGGATTCAAGTTCACCGTTTCGGGGGCGTCCCACGAACACAACACGGAGCCCGTCCCGTTGGCGGCGGGGACGGCCACCGCGCCGGGGGCGGCCTGGACGGACATCCCCGTCCCGGTGGGGGTCACCACCGCCCCCGAGCATCGGGCGGACGGCCACAGGGCGCCAAGTAGGCGGCGGTCCACGCTGGCCGCGTAGCTTCCCGATTGGAGCCATAGGGGGGCGTAACGAGTCAAGGGGTCACCTCCGGGCCAGGGCGTCCACGTCCCGGCGTGTCTTGCGGAATAGGGCGGACAGATCCACGGCGGGGCGGCCCACGGTGATCTCCACGTCCTCTTGGCCGTCGTCCCCGATGGCGAAATTGAGCGACACCACCCGGACGGTGGTGGACACGTCCAGCCGGGGCGGGGACTTCACCACGAGCGGACACGTGTCCCCGAGAGCGGGGCGGCCTGGCCGGTACCATCCGGGGCGGAGCGTCAAGGTGTAGGACGGGACCAAGAGCCCTTGGGTGGCCAAGTCCCCGTCCGCCTTTTGCTGGAGCGTCGGTTGGAGCTTCACGTCCGATTGGGAGTCCACGCCCATCCACAAGCCCACCGGGGCGGCCCCCACGTTGTTGGCGTCGGCGTTCCACGCTTCCGCGATGAGTTGCGGAGCCCCCTCCACCCCCCCGTTGTCCCCGATCACCCGGATGTAGTTGCTATAGCCGCCGTCCGCCGGATTCACCGAGCGGGTGAGGGCGGACACGGTGGCCCCGTACACGAGGGCCAGATCCGAGCGGGCTTGGCCGCGGGCGGGATACCACACCCGGAGCCAATCGTGGCCGTCCGTGTTGGCGGCCGGGAGTACGTCCACGTCATACCCGCCGATCACGGCGGCCAGATCGGTGATCAATCCGCCGATGGCGGAGCCCCCCGTGTAGGTCCGATCCCGAAGCTGGCCGGACTTGGCGGCCCGAGCGGTCCCGTCCGGGTTCACGAGCTGGAGCGCCACGGGAAGCCGGGAGCCCGGATCGAAGCTCACCGGTGCGCCGGCGCCACCCGCCCCGGCCGCGGTCCACACTTGGGAAGCCTTATACAAGAGATCCAACACGATGTCGTCTTGGTCCCGTTGGGTGTAGACGAGATCGGCGGCGGCGGTGAGGTAGCGCCGGTTGATCACGGCCAAGTAGTCGTGGGCGGTGAAGTTCACCACGTGGGAGTCCCCGAGCGTGTCCTCCGATTGGGCCACCACCCCCCGGAACATCAAGCGCTCCGCCCCGTCGTCCCCGGTGCGCCACGCCATCATCTCGGTGGATAGCTCTCGGATGTACCCGGCCGATGGGGATTGGCCGTCCAGGGTGAAGGTGAGCTTGGCGGGGGCGTTCCACGCCAACTCCAACCGGCGGGAGCGGGCGTCGGAGATCTGCGCTATCCCGGTGGTCCGCGCCGGGGCGTAGCCGGATGGGGAGAAGTCCCGGCGGTGGACGGTGAAGCGCCACCGGGCCCCCGCCTCGTCAAGTGAGGTAGCCGTCATACCACAGGGCTTGGACTTGGGTGGCGGCGCTCGTGGACGCCCCGGTGATCTTGAGCCACGTCCAGTAGGGGAGGGTGGGCAACACGGGCCACACCGATTGGGCCCAATCCACTTGGGCCATCACCGAGCGGGTGGGATCCCCACCGACGAAAGCGGTCTTGGCGGCCGTGTCCACGTCCACGTAGGCGCCGGGATTGATCAGAAAGCCGGGGACGAACACGATGGTGGCATCGGGCCCGGCGGGATCGGATCCGGTGGTGGGGGTCATGGTCACCACCGGATCGGTGATCGGCCCCCATATCCGCAAGAGCGGCCGGACCACGATGTCCCCGGCGGAGCGGATCTCCCCGGTGCTGGCCGCCCCCCCGCCCACCGGGTAGATCCGGTTGAAGGTGAGCGGATAGCCCCGTCCGGCCACGGTGGAGCCCCCGGCCATCGCGGTGGCCACCCGCTGGAGCGGATCCCTCACGATGGGATCGGCGGCCACCCACTGGAGCCCGATGTCCCGTGTCCGCTTCCCCGAGATCGGCCACGAGTACCCGGCCGCCCGCACGATGGCGAAGCGCTCGGGGGCGCCGGGACGATCTAACACGTAGTGAAGCTCCGGGCGGGCGTTGGGGACCATGAAGGGGGCGAAGGTGGCCCCGATCTCGTCCACGCTCATCGTCCCCCCACCGGCGCGCACGCTGGCGCTCATGGCTCGGGAGCCCATATAGCGGGTGCGGTCGGTGATCCCGTCTTGGTCCGGGTTGTTGGATGTCACGTCCCGTATCTCGGGATAGCCGAGATCAAGCTCCGTGCACGCGTACCCGGCCACCTCGTCCTCCAGCGGGAGGATCCGCTCCCCCATCTGGAGCCACGCCCGCCGGACACACTCCCCCGCCATCACACACGCCAATCCGTTGTAAGCATCACTTACACCCCGGCGGACTGGACGGACCACGCCAGCCGCTTCCCGAAGGTGTCCACGTCCACCCGCTCCCCGAAATTGGCCACACCGATACTCACGAGCGGGCCCCGTCCCGGCCGGGCCGACGAGGGCGCCGGGGAGATCACCTCACCGGCGTGGGCGTACACGAGCCCGGAGCGGGTGAGCAAGCCACCGGCGGCCAGGGTGGGAACATGCCACGGGGGCGTCCAGTGAAAGGCGGGGATGATGTCATGGCCCGCCACCGACACGGCCGGGGTGGATATGGAGATGGAGTTGAGGGTGTTAGCCATCCCATTCCAAGCGGACTTAAGCGGCCCGACGATCCGAGACATTATGAAGTCCCACGCGGCTTGGAAGGGGGCGGTGATGGCGTGGGTCACCCCGGACAGGGCGCCCGAGATTGCGCCGGCCACCCCCGAGAAAGCGCCCCGGAGCGGGGAGATCAGATAGGAATTGATCAAGCCCCACGCGGCCCGGAAGGGGGCGGACACCACGTTGGCGATGGGGGCCAGCATCCGGCCGATGAAGCCCACCCACCCGGAGATCTCGGCCACGATCCCCGACCACCCGCCCCGGATGGCGGCCATCACCAACCGGAACACGAGATACCACGGGCCCAAGATCACGGCCAAGATGAGTTGGCCCCACCGCTGGAGAAAGCTCACGATGGCGTTGAAGGTGGCCACGAGCCCGGACCACAACGCTTGGGCGGCGCCGATGATGGCCCGGAAAGCGGAGTTGACGAAGTTACGGAACCAATCCACCTTGAGGTAGAGGATCACGAGGGCGGCCACCACCGCCACGATCCCCACGATGATGAGCCCGAGCGGGGACGCCAGGAAAGACGAGTTGAGCAACATCCACGCCAGCTTCACCCCCGACACGGCCAGCTTGACCCCCTCCAGGGCGGTCTTGAAGATCGTCACCGTCTTGGAGATCACGAGGAAAGTCCCGGCCAGGGTGATGAAGCCGCCGATCAATGGCATGAGCCAAGACGAGTTGGCCTCCACGAGCCCGAAGAGCTTGGTCAATTGATCCATGATCTTGGACACGGCCGGGAGGATCGTGGTCCCAATGGCCTCTTGGGCGTTCCCCCACGCCACGGACATCTTGGCCGAGCTTGTGGCCGTGGCCGCGGCGGTCCCCTTCACCTGAGACTCCACGTTGCCCAAGACGATCTTTTGGGCGCCGAGATGGTCCCCGGACTTCTCCATCTGTTTGATGGCCGCCTTTTGTTGCTCGGTGAAGGTGACACCGGACTTGGAGAGGGCGGCCATCCCCTTGACGGGATCCTCCAGCGCTTTCCCCAATTGGATGGCGTTGGAGTTGAGATCCCCGTATCCGGCGGCGGCCAGATCGGCGGCGGCGGCGGTGGCCCGGTTGAATACGCCCGATTGCATCCCCGACGCGTTGGACACGGTGTGGAAGGTGGCCAAGAGCGCTTGGGCGCTCATGATCACCTCATCGTCCACGCCCGTTTGCTTGGAGAGCGTCCCGGCGTACTTCTCCGCCGACGCGGCCGCTTTGCCGGTGGTGTCGCCCACCCCCTTGAAGGTGGCCACCAACCGGTTGTGGGCCACCATCGATTCCTCCGCGGCTTTCACGGTGGACTTCCCGAATTCCACCACCTTGGTGACGGCGTAGCCGGTGGCCACCGCCCCGGCGATCTTCCCGAGTGAAGAGCCCGTGGTCTTGGCCGCGTCGGCGGTGGTCTTGGACGCGTCGGTGGTTTTCTTGAAAGCGGCCACCGCGGAGGTTGCCTCACCGACGAGTTGGAAGAGGATCTTGGCGGCCATCGGGCTAGCCTTTCTTGTCTCTCATCTCTTCGATGATCCCCGCCGCGGTGATCATGGCCACCGGATCACGGAGCCACTCGTGGGGCGGGACACCGGTGGCCACGGCCAGATCCACCGCTAGGAATCCGAAGCCACCGGCCGGGTAGGGTCCAGCCCGTCCGGCCCGGCCGCCGTGTCCTCTTCGTCCGCCTCCTCCAGCGATTCCACGAACATACGGAAGCTCTTGGCCGCCGGATTGTCGGGGTGCTGGCGGCGGAGCGCCGAGTACCACACTTGCATCCCAAGCTCTATCGGGTGGTCTTGGACACCCTGGCCGATGGCCCGCTCCGCGTTGAGTTGGTCCCACGCGGCCGTGGTGATCTTCACCTCTTCCCCGGCCAGTGTCATGGTTACCCGGTTTACGAAGCTAGGCATGGCTCACGCTCCCTCCACGTCGTCACAGATCCTCTGGCCGGACTTCTCCAGGTCGGCCACCCACCGGGCTTGGGCGTGATCGGCGGCCCGGTACACGAAAGGGTTGGCTTCGATGTTGTGGGCGGGGCGGCCCCAATGGATGGGGACGGCGTACACGAGCGGGCTCGTGATGGTCCCCTTTCCGCTCGTGAAGGATCCCGCCAGCCGCCCGGTACGGCGGGGGGCGGTGGACGGGACGGCGGACGTGATGGTGGCGGCGGCGGCGGTGGCGTCTATGTCCCCGAGCGCCTTGATTGCGCCGGCCATCGTGGATTGGAGCCGATCCTCCCCCACCACCTTGATCGTGGTGGGCATTAGCCGGGGCGTCCGATAATGCGGAGCAACGTCCCGAGCGCGACGATCCCCACCTCCACCACGATGATCCACGCTTGGGTGTTGGTCACGCGGCGGCGCTGGCGGCCAACGGGGTGGTGGTGTAGGTCCGGGTGGGAGTCTCTTGGAGGTTCCACACGAAGTCCGATGTCACCCGCTTGTTGACATCCCCGCCGTATGTCTCGGCCGGGATCTCAATTTGGAGCGTCCCGGTGATGGTCACCACCGCCCCCTCATTGGGGACGAAGGAGTAAGCCACCACCTCCAAGTTGTGGTTCCACAGGTAATCGATCACGCCCCCGCCCGCCTCGTCCACGTCGAAGTCCTGGACGAGTGTCCCCTCCAGCTTGTGGCCGTCCAGCTTGCGGGGTGGCGGCTTGGTGTCCCCACACAAGGTGGTCACCGCGTCCCCGTCGTCGGAGTAGGCGGACGTGATGCGGGCGTTGGTGATCTGACACGAGAAGTCCAGCCCCGTCCCGGTGGGACCAAGCTCCAGCGTTCCTTTCATCAACCTTGATTCATTGATCATCTGAGATGGCCTCCTTGAAAGTCACGAGATAGGAAGGGTGGGTGTTGGGCCCCAACACGTAGGCGCCCGGTTGGGCGGACTCCACCGGGAAGGTGGTGGCCACGGCGTCCACGAGGGCGTCCAGCGCGGCCCACGCGGTCCGGTCCCCTCCGGTGGGTGCGCCGGCGATGGCGTGAAGCGCCCACGTGGCCGTGTAGCCACACCCCACGTCATAATCCCGCCGGGGTGGGACCACCAACACGGCGGGCGGATTCAACGCGCCGGGATCCATCGTGGCCCGGATCCCGGCGGCCTGGAGCTTGGCCACGATTACGGCGGCGGCGGCGGTGGTCATCCCACCACCATCTCCGTCCACGGCCCGATGTTTTGGGAGATGTCGGTGTCATAGGACAGGATCGTGGCCGTCCCCATATCGGACACGCCCACGATCCCGTCCGGGGAGTTGCGCCGGGACATCAACCGGTTGGTGAGCAAGAGCCCCGCCTCCACGAGCATGGCGGGGACGGGGAGCGGATCCCCGTTGGCGTCGGTGGTGAAGCCCTTGGGGGCCCGTAGCTGGACGGCCTCTTGGCTGGCGTCCACGGCCGCTTGGATGGCCACATCGTCCGCGGTGTCCAGCGGATCGATCCGGGCCCAAGCCTTGTAGGCGTCGGTGGTGAGCCACGGGCCCCCCGGCCACATGGCTAGTTAGCCGCCCGTGAGCGGGAGCCCGAGCCCGAGCCCGATGAGCTCGCGGAAGTGGCGCCCACGATGGGGCCCACGTTGGCGAAAGCGCCGGGGTCCACCGCCGCGCACGCAAACATCCCGATCACCCCGATGTTGTATCCGGCCACCCCCACGTCCACCACCGAGAGTTGGACCGGAGCGCCGGGCGTTTCGTAGAACTCCACCTCTTCGGAGTTGCCCACGGTGAAGGTGGCGGGCGGGATCTGCGTGTCCACCACCGCCCGGAGCCCCATCACGGTGGAGATGTTCCCCACCGCGTCGGCGGTCCCGTAGGCGTTGCCGGGGGCCAGATCGGGGAAGAGCGGCCGCCCGTTCCCGTCCACGAGGGAAGCCAACGCCCCGTAGGCGGCCGTCCCGAGCCACACCGTGTCCGGCCACACGGACTCTTCCGAAGTCTGCGCGATCAAGATGGCCGCGTCCGTGAGGGCTCTAGCCAGGGTGGCGGCCGTCCCGTCCCACGGGACTTGGCCGGTGATGTTGGCGGCGATCCCGCCCCACGCTCCCTCGTCGGACTTGCGGGCGTACACCCTCACGAGATCTTGGAAAACCACGTCCAGGGCGGCGGGGGCGGACCGGTTGGCAAGCTCCCACGAGACATCCACCCCACCGGCCCACGAGGTGAGCGGGATCTTGGTCAAGTCCAGCTTGAATTCTTGGGACGCCACCGGCCCCTTCTCCACGTGGGGGCCCACGTCGGCGTGTTGGGCGATGTGGGGGCGCTGGACTTCCATCCCCACCGGTGGTAGGGGCGGCTTGGTCATGGCGTCCACGGCGGGGCGTTGGGCCAGCCACGCCCCCAAGATGTCCCCGGTGACTTGGGGGGGGACGAGTCCGGGCGTCCCGGCCGTGGTCACGTCCGCTAGGGCTCGGGTGAAGCGGGCGGACTCACCCACGTCCCCGTGTTTCGTCCTCATGTAAGCCTGGACGTACTCCCCCGGCGTCCGGTAGGGAAAGGGCGTCGGCCCGGCCAGCGGGGCGGCTTCCCCGCCGGGGCGTCCGGCCATGCGGCCCATCATCTCCCCGGCGCGGGCGTCAAGCTCGGCGCGCTCCACGAGCAAGCCGAGCCGCGATGTCTTGGCTTCGGCTTCCGCCCGAAGCTCATTCCACGTGGTTTGTTCCACGTCGTTGAGGGTGTCTCGTTGGTCGGACACGGCGGCCGCTTCGATGGCGTTCATCCGGCCGTGTAGCTCGTCTATGGACTGGCGCAACACGTCCACGAGGGAAATTGGCAAGGGGTGATCCTTTCTCACGAGTGCTGGAGCTTCACTCGGGTGGATCACGTATCCCGATGGTGGCCGTGGTTCCCCGTGGGGAGGGCTCCGGTCGGCGTCCGGCCCGTCGCGGCGGAAGGTTAGCGGGTGGAGATCCCCGGATCAACGGACGAGGGCGGATCCGGCGGCGGGCCCGAGCGGGCCAGTAGGTCCGCCAGATCCGCCCGGACACGCTCGGGCCCGGCGGGGGTGTTGGTGAGCCACGCCAGCCATTGGGCGGCCACCTCCAGCGGGATCACCACGGCGTCCGCTTGCGGGCTCACCGGCGCGACACCCGCCCCCACCGATCCTTCCACCCGGCCACGTCCGCGGCGCCACGGGAGCGCTCGGCGGAGAGGGCGGCTATCGAAGGGTGGCGCTCTTGGGACTCGCGGAGCCCGTGGACACCGGCGTCCGGGTAGGCCGGGAAGTTGCACACCGAGACTTCACGGAGGATCACCTCCGTCCGCTCGTGGAGATCCCGGCGGTTGGGGGGCGTCCGCTTGGCCCCGTCCGTCACCGAGTGGGTGACGGGCTCGAAGCCGATGGACAAGCCCGAGATGGCATCGTCGGCGACGAGGGCCAGCACCTCGTCCGCCTTGGGGGTGGCCGAGAGATGGAACGCGGCGTGGAGCCCGTCCTCTTCCTCCGTCAACTCCGTGGACGCCCCGATGGGAAGCCCCCGGCGCTCGTGGGACACCAAGAGCGGGACGGGGTGGGCCCGTTGGGAGATGGTCTTGGCGAAGCTCCCCTTTCGGAACACTTCGGTGTAGTCGTCCCACCAATCCGACACGTCCAACTCCACGTCATACGGGACGGCCAGCCCGAAGAGCGTCCGGCCATCGGCGCCAGCGCCACCGTCATCGTGGCGGACGGCCAACCGGCGGGCGTAGAGGTGAGTGAGCGTCCGAGACACGGGGACGAGGGCGGGAGCGGACATCGGGCTACCTTCCGACGAGATGAAGCGGGGCGGTGAGCCCGTCCCCGCCGTCGTCCGGCGTCGGGGCGCTGGCGGGTGCGCCACTCGAGCTAGCCGGGACGGCGGGGACGGGCTTCGGCGTGGACTCGGCCGGGCCCCCGGCGGCCGGGAATCCGGCCAGGGTGCGGGCTTCCTCCAGGGTGATGATCTCCGCCCCGTAGAGCGACACGGCCGCGTTGGCTCGGGTGGTGGTGTCCGCCCGGAGAAGCGCCCCCGTCCAGAATTCCGCCTTGTTGCCACGGGGGAGACATTGGGCGGTGATCTGAGACTCCAGCGGGGAGAGGAGCCTCATCATCGTGGTGGTGATGAAGCGCCCGAATTCGGACTCCGCGTTGGTGTAGGTGTGGCGTTGCGTTTCGATCCCGAGCAAGAAGGGCGGGACGCCCAAGATCATGGCCACCATCGTGGCGTCCCACTGGCGGGCCTGGACGAGTTGCGCCTTGTCGGCGTCGGTGGCCAGCGGTTGGAAGCTCGTGGAGCTTGGGATCACCACCGGGACACGAGTCCCCGCCACCGCCGTCATCCACTTTTGCTTTAGCTCGGTGGCTTGCTCTTGGGTGAGGTTGGGGCGGGTGTCGGTGATCACCCCGGACGGGACGGCGGACGAGGTGAAGTATTGGCCCGCGTAGGCGTCGGCGGCCAACGAAGCGGCTATGGCGGCGGTCATGGTGGGCAACACGCCCCGGCCGGTTAGCTCCCCGGAGCGCTTGTCTATGGCCACGTGGAAGATCCGGTCCGCCGGGAGGGCGTCCTCCATCCCCTCCAGCCGGTAGACCGGTTGCCACGTGGCCGGATCGCGGCCCACGGCCACGGTGGTCACGTCCAGCGGGATGAGCGACGAGGGCCAGCCGGTGGAGTCAAGCGGCCCGATCAACGCGGCGTAGTTGCCATAGAGCAACACGTCCGAGATGTACTCGTCTATGAAGTCCGCCGGGGTCCGGTTGGGGCCCGGAGTCGGGTTGGAGATGAGCGTGGCCGGGGGGTCCAAGATCTCGTCCCCCCGCTTTTGGCGGAGCGGGAGTTGCATGGCCACCCCGGAGATCAGTCTCATCCCGGCGGTGAGGGCGGGGACGCCACGGGCCATCCACTCCGACACGTACGGTTGCCAGTAGCCGGGGAGCCCGCCCATCCCGCCCGCGGCGTCAAACATCGTTTGCTCCCACTGGCGGCGGAGTAGGTCTTGGGCCCCCTCCACGTCCCCGGTGATCCCCATGAGCCCACCGGCCTGGCCGCCACCGCCCGCCAGTGAAGTCCCCTGAGAGCCCGAATTCTTGCTCCACGGCCACTTCACGCTCCAAGAGGCTACTTCGGCGGGGGTAGCTCCCCACAGGATGGCCCCTAAGCCCCGCAAACGGGGGCCCGTGGATGATCGGTCATCCCGGTGGCCTGGACTTTCGTAGACGGGCCCACGGAGGGCTCCGGGGAGCGTTTCGGGGGGTGTACCACCCGGCGATGTTCCACGTGGCGCGCGCGGCGGACCGCGCGGCGGACAGTATGCGGGATTCTGTCGTCCGGGCTTAGAACGCGGTCCACGTGGCCACCTCTGCGCCGGCGGGATGGGCCAGCCCCCAACACGCGGCGGTGGCGGCGATCACGGGGGCGATGGACACGAGGGCGCCCCGGCGGTACCACGCCCACCGGCCGTCCCCCACGTCCCGGCCGGGAGCCACCTCCGCGGCCTTGGCTAGCGCCGGGTGGGCGCCAATGCGGATCCGTTGCTCGGTGATGGCGGCCAGCCACCCCGTACACGCGGCGGGCCAATCGTTGCCGCGGATGGGGAGCATCGGGAGCCCGGCGGTGGCCAGGGTGTCGGCCACGTCAAGGGCGGGGGAGTCGGCCGGGTAGGCGATGGCGACGGGGGAGCGGCGGGCGGCTATCTCGGTGATCCGCTCGGCCATCCACCCCGTTCCCGGCCGAGCTTCGGTGATCTCGCATCGGAGCCCGTGGAGATCCCGCCACGCCACCGACACGCACCCGGCCGAGCGGTCCCGCGAGCAATCGAAGCCGAGCGCCACCCGCGCGCCGGACGGGACGGCGCTCACCGGGGGGACTTGGGCGGCCGCCCACCGGCCGGGTGGGATCTTCGGGGCGGCGGCCACGCCCATCCCGTCCGGCCACCGGTTCCCGTACGCCCGAGCGAAGCCCGCCGGACCAAGCTCGTCCAGGGCGGCTTTCATCTGTGCCACCCCGATGGTGATTCCGTAGGCGGGATGGAAGAGGGCCCACGAGTTGGGGGAGCAAGGATCCAACTCGTCGGGACACGCCCACTCGAAGTAGGCGATTCCCTCCCGGCGCCCTTCGGTCACGGCGGCCCGGCCGCGCTGGACGATCTCCCACAACCACAACGACTTCTCATCCCCGGCGGTGGAGAGCTTCCACACTTGGGCCCCCGGCCGGGTGGCTTGGGTGGGGACGATGGCTTGGTCTAGCTGGCGGCCGCGCTCAAGCTCGTGGGCCCAACACTCATCCACGATCACAAGGTCCGACTGCTTGGAGTGGAGGGCGGCCGGGAGCGGGGCGAAGATGCGGAACATCGATCCGTGGGGGTAGGTGATCCCCTCCGATCCTTGGGCCCGGCGAAGCTTGGCGTAGGGCTTGAGCGGTGAGGCTTGCAAGCCGGGGGCGTGTTCGTTGAGCAACCAATCCCGAGCGATCTCCCTCGTTTGCGCGGTGTACCACACCCGGCGGCGCGGCCGGTAGATGGCCCGGTGTTCGGCGTTCACCCCGGCCACGGTGGTCTTGGATGACTGGCGGGGGACGGTGATGATCACCGTGGAGTAGACGAAGAGCCCGTCCGAGTCCACCTCGTTGGCCACGTCCACCACGTGGCGGGACCACGGCATAAGCGGCCAGCCGAGCGCGTCCGCCATCGCGGCCACGGCGGGCCCGTAGGTGGCGCGGCTAGGTGTCCTCTTCGTGGCGAAGCGTGGGGGCGGACATTCCGGCCACGAAAGCGGCGAAAGGGTCAAGGGGGCCCGCCACCGATCCGGCCAGCCCGTAGGCCACCCGCAACTCCAGGTAGCGGGGGATGATCTTGGCGCCCGCTTCGATGTCCCCCGCCTCGTCCGCCCGGTCCACGAGGTGAGCGGCCGCCCGGAGCAACGCCCGAGCCCCGCCGGGGACATCGCGATCCCCGGTGAGCGCCCGTAGTTCCTCGTTGAGCGCCCGCTCCACCCGGCCCGGCGGCCGCTTGGCGGCCCGCGATGAAGCATCCGTTACGAAGAGCCGGGGATCGTCCGGCCCGTTTCTCGGCTTTCGGGGACGGCCCGCCACTATCCGTGGTCACCGGCGCGTTGTATCCGAATTTCGGGAGTTGGGGGGGGGAAACCCTTGAC